AGGTATTATAGGTGTATCAATTATTAATACTCCTGCTTGTGATTTTATATTAATTAATTCTAAAGAAGATTGTAACGTTTCAAAGTTTGTAGTAACCTTATTAATTTTATATAAACCATCAAAAACCTGAACCTTATCTGCAAGTGTAAAATTAAGTAACATTGATAAAGGCAAATAGGCTTTTACAGTTGATAACCTTCTTTGAGGGTCAAATATTTCTTTAATGTAATTATTGTAATATTCAATAAATAAACTTTTCTTAAATGGTGTACCTAAAAATTCATTTGGTTCTGCACTAAAATTAAGTGTTTTTGAATCATCTAATCTAATTGAATTGCTTGGAATATATATACTTGTTTGTTGTGACAAACTGCCATCTGTATTTATAACCCCTATAGTTTTTGTTTGTGATATAGGATAAAATAAAAGTGGCTTACCAAGATTAGCTTGTTGTTTTATATCGGCACTCCAACCCCACAAAATATCTTGAAAAACAGAATTAGCTACATCTTGTAACCGTTCGTATTTAAAATGTTCTAAAGGTATTTTTATTTTATAAACTTCGCCTTCAATTTTATCTACATCAGTTGCTGTATAATATTCACTACCCCATTCAGCATTAAACAATTCATTATGGTTTTTAGCAAAGAAATTATCTAAACCTTCATATCCAAAATCTACTTGTTTGTATGGTAATACTGAATCTACTGTAGATTCTGTTTTGTCAAGTTGTTTTGTTATATCCCATATTTTTGTGCTGCTTTCGTAAAAGTTATCTAATGTTTTTACTTCTATTACCCCTGCTTCATTTTGAAAAGAAGTTAAATTAAACATCTTAAATAAAGAAGTTAAAAAATCTATTATTTTAATGTCAGGTAATTTATTACTTATATCTATTTGTACATCTGATAAAACTTGTGCAGTAGCTTTAAAATAAATATGTCTATTACCTAAACCACTATTCGTCTTTCTTTTTACTGTAAAATTAATTGCGTATGTTGAAGGTGTTGCACAAGAAATTGTAAAAGTGTACCTTCCTGCTGATATATCTAATTCTTCTATTCTATAATTTAAGGAATTAGAATTTCTTTGAATGTTTACATATTGTTCAAATACAGCACCATTTTTATAAATAGTAAAGGTAAATTTATTTGATACGCTTGGTTTTATTTGTATACTTATTTTTCGCTGCTTTCTACCTTGTCGTTTTCCAACTTGATCAGCTTGTGGTGTAACAAAATAATTATCATATAAATCTAAAGTTGCACCATCTACATTATTTATATTAAAATCACCTACTGGTGTTTCATTTTCATCATCTACAAATAAGCCACCTGTTTTATTATGTAACCATAAATAAAGATTATGAAAAGGTTCGTTTGTTATGTTAAAAAAATCTGAACTAAATGTAATATTATAATCAAATTCTATAGCTTTAATTATAGGGTGTAACCTTAATGCAGGTTTTAATTGGCTTAATTGTAAACCATTTTTAGGTGGTGATGCAGGACTTGATTGGTATGCAATATTGTTTAGTATTTCAGAATTATTATTTGATGATGAAAATCCAGAATCATATACTAATCTTTTAGTGTGAGTAATTAAAGGAAACAAAATTGCATCAGTATAAGTAACCCCCCTTGCAATTACATCTAAACCATTTGCTAAATATGCTTTTACGTTTGTATCGTTATAAGTAAAACCAAATGATTCTTTTAGTAACGTTAGAGAATCTAATTTATCTTCACCTATTAAATCTTTTAAGTTTACACCATTACCAAAAAAAGTAATTTTATATGTGTACGCTTTATTATTTTTTTTTGTTACACCTTGAAGTTTTATTTTACCTTCTTTAAATAGTTCATTGTTTAGATAAAGTTTTGCTTCTATCTTTTTTCTTGCATCAAATCCTATGATGTGATAATTGTAAAAATGCTGAAAAACTTTATTATTTGTTTTAGATGCAGGTACTGAAAATGTTCTTGAAAAGTCAGAAAACACTTTTTCTAAATCTCGCACATCTTGTATTGATTGCACAAGTGTTACAGATTCATCATCATATAAATCTACTTGATTATTTTCTATAAATAATTGAATACTTAACATTAACGTACATTGTTTATCTTGTTAAACGCAAAATCAAATTCTACTGTATAGTTCGCTAACTTATCATTTAGACTTGTTTTAAAAGTAAGTGTTTTTGTTTTTGGTAATATTGGTAATGTATCTGATCCGTATCTTATCCATATATTCTCACTTAAAAACAATTCTTCAATAGTTGAATTATTATCTTCGTTTATAAATCCTGTATTTAATGTTATGCTTTTAGTTGCATTAGTATTATACCTTTCTTCTTGGGGTGAATATTTGTTATATGTAGCAGTAGAATTTTTAATTGTATTTCTTTTAAACTTTTCATCTGTTACATTAAATGCTTCTACAGTTTTCTTAAAGAAATATAAATCTTGATACGCTCCATATTTATTTGTAAACGTTACTTTGTATGGTGTAAATTTAGGTTCACATACATTTGTGACTAAAACAGTTCTTAATAGTGTAGAATCATTTGTATCATAAACTTTAACAGTAGATGTGTTTGCAGGTATTGTTAAATATTGAATCTTTTGATTTGAGTTACCACTATCAGTTATTTGGGTTGTTGTAGAATCTATAATTACTTTACCTACACCTTCTGCAAATATTGGCAACTTTCCTGCTACATCTTCTGGAAGATATATACTGTTAGCAGTAATTAATAAATTACGTGATAATTCAGGGTTGGCTGAATCTTCAAAATAACCATATCCATCTGTAGCTAAATATGTATTAGTTTCAGGTGAACCATAAGAAAACACTATATTATTTTCATCTAATAAAGTAGCTACAGTTGTTACCCAAATTGTTTTAGATAAATAATCATTATTAAATGTCAAATCTAAATAATCTCTTACAAGTTCAGCTATTTCAAAAACCACATTAGTATCTGTTCCTATTATAGAATTTTGTAAAGTGTATCTTAAATCTGTTCCACTATAAGAACCTGAAGTGCCTTCGTAAATATATATCTGAAGTTGTACCGTTTTTAATGCCATCTAACTAATTTTAATAAATTTCTTAATAGTCCATTCTGCTGACCAAACTTCTACAATCATTCCTGATGGATTAATTAGAACATAAAAACTTTGTTGTAAATCGTCTGGTGATTGGGTGAAAGTTTGCTCGTTTCTTCCTATTCTAAAATACATTCCACCAGATGAATTATGATAGCCAAAGGATGTTGTAATTCCCTTAAATATATTGCCTTTAAAAGAATCTGTTAAACGTGCCCTAATAACAAATGTATTAACGTTTAATTCTGCGGTGTCACTTGCTAAAATTATGGGAGTTCTTGTAGGTTGCAAATTAACAACTGAACTGTACCCCCTTTGTTCTGCTGATTTTTCTTTACTTAAATTAGTTCTTTGGGGTTCACCAGTATTTGGATAAGCTGCTTGTAATTGAGCATCTGTCATAAACACAGCATTATCACTATTTGCTATATACCATTGTTTTGTTCCTACAACTGGAACGTTGGCAGGTTGTGTTAATGCAAGTCTACAAGTAAGTGCTGAACCACCACTATTTGAAAATCCGCTTGAAGGTACAGTAACCGTAAAATCAACATTTCTTGAAGTGTCTTGAGTTACTCCACCAAATCCAATTGGACTAAAAGCTGTAATAGTTCCCCTGTTAGCAATGCCCTTTCCTATTGATCCAAACGATGTAATTGATTGAGTTGTTAATGCTGCAAGCGAACAAGTAAACGTAGGTAGTGATGCTGTAGGTTGACTAAAAACTTTGCTGCATTCAATACTTGCTGAAGTATTACTGTAGCCAGTTGGAACTGTTATAACAAAAAACAAAGTAACATTTCTTGCACTTCCAGTTGTGTTTGCAGGGTAGCTTGTTATTGTAGAACCACCACTAGAACTTCTTATGGCTGTAATTGTTCCGCTTAAAATTGGATTTACTATTGTTCCGTTTTGTGCTATAGAACCACCAGAAAAATAAGTATCATTACAATCGTAAGCTATAATTGAAGTAGTTGTTATTTGTACTGGTTGCGTTGCATCACAAGTTGCAATCTTGCCATCTGTAGCTTCTACATATAGTTTTTTAGTTCCTGCTTTTTGTTGTGAAAATATTGTTAAAATGTTTCCTGCTAGAGAATGTTGAAAAAAATCTAGGTTGTTATTCGTGATGTTATAAGCAACAATTGGATCACTACCTGCTGAAAAGAATGAAGCAAGATTTATTGTTAGCGAACCACCGCCTGTATTAAGTGCTTTGTTTGGAATAGTTCCATTATTAGTTACACCACCAGAACAAACAAGAACAGGTTGACTAACAGTTACACTACAGTTTATGGTGTCATCTGAAGCATTTGAAAAGTTTGTTGGTATGCTAATTGTAAAAACTATTGTTCTATTTGTTGCGCTGCTTACGGTTGCATATCTGCCATCTACAAAACCACTATCACTTGAAGTATAAGAAACTATTGTACCATAATCAGTACTTGGAAGTTGTACATCACCAAACATATTAACCCCTGCAAATTGCAAGTTTATTAATGTACAAGTTAATGCTACACTTGGTAGTTCAGGTTCGCTATATTTTAAATAAAATGGACTTCTTATGTTAATTTTTGTACTCATCTTAATCTATCTTCGTTAAATGTAAAGGCAAGGAAATCTTCAACATCCAAACCAAACTGCTGTACTAATTCATTAGGTAGTTTTTTAAAGCCTTGTTCAAATGGTTTAGTAAAAAACAAAGAAGGTTTAATTCCTTTTCTATATATGCTTCTTGCTATTAAAAATCCTATTGTATTGTAGTTACCTTTTTTAAACTTTCCTTTATCATCTCTTAATCTTATACTTTTTTTCTTTGCCCAATCCGCTAATGGTTTTACAGGTGGCATTTTGGTAGTGTAAGAATATGGTGTATTGTATTTCTTTTCTTTACCACTTACACCTTTATCTTGGAACAATCCGTAATCTTCCATTTCAAAGTCTACGTTGATTGAATTTGGCATAACCTTTACATTACCCTTCAAACTATTATAAAGTTCTTTAGAAACGTTCTTTTTGCTTTTAGTTAACCTTGTACGTGCCTGTTGTATGACAAAGTTTTTAAATGCTTCTAATGCTGCTTCTGTTTTTTTTAGTCGCATATTGTCATATCGTTTTGTACTAATACATCAAATGTTGCTGCCCATCCTGCTAACTTGTTTTCAAACCTATCTACAAATGGTTCACAATTTACATCACCTTCTACCTGATAAAGTTCTGTATATAGATCACCACGTTGTAAGGTGTTTATTATTCTTGTTAGTAAAGCCAGTTGTGTGTTTAGTACATCCTGTTCGTTATCGTTTCCTACGAATATGTCAGTAGTAGCTTCTTTACTAATATCTACTATATCCATTGCCAGTATGCTTACATTGAATGTTAAAGTCTTACTACCCACAGTTGTATTGTTTACTATGATATGCGACAAAGGAAAGATTGTTTGCTTGTTTAAATCTACATCATCTAAACTTCCAAACGTAACTGTATTTACAAATGGTTCTGCAAGTAGTGCATCTTTTAATTTATCTGTTAAATTGTAAAAACCTTTCATCTACGTTTTATTAATTGTTTTTCTATTTGTGTTTTTTCCTTTTCAAATGCTAAATACATAAGGCATTGATGTACATTTAGTTTAGTAACCGTGTCAAATCTGGCAACATCTTTTTGAGCGAGTCCATATAAGGATTGATACCATCCCCACTTAACCCCAAAGTTTGCTTCTGCTGTATAGTCAGTTTCTTGTTCGTTTCCTTCTGTAAAAAGTTCAGGATAGTTTTCGTTAATTCGTTGCTTAAACGATAAAAAAAAACCAAAGCAGAAAAGACTACATCTAATGGTGCTTGTTTCATAGCTTCATCATTTACTATTCCTTTGTAATCTTCTATTTGGTATTTATGTCCTTTGCTAAATGTTACTGGTCTGTATAACACGCTTATTGCTTTGTGCATTGTTTGCCAGTCACCTAAATTATTATCTAGGTCTATATATTCGCCTAATGTCATATCATCAAGTACAGGTATAAAACCTAATTTAACACCGCCTAATTCAAAGGTTGGTATTAAGTCGTGCTTTGTATCAAATACCTTGTTTAAGTGTAGTGCTATTTCCTGTACGCTTTTGTATTTGATTGTTGCCACATCTTTTAAATCAAGACTGCAAAATATCTGTACCATCTTCTGAAGTAAAAAAGTTGTATCCTTATTTTCTTCTATGTTTATCTTTTCAAACTTTTGATATTGCCCTAATGTAATTTCTTTTAGGCTATCAGGTACGTTTATTTCAATCTTCATATTAATACAATAACTTTTAGTGTAATTTGTATAAATAGAAAAAGGGTCACATTACTGCAACCCCTAATCCTACTAACAAAATGAAAAGACATTTAAAGCTGCCCAAACTATTCTTTTAATATAAACCTTTTATATGCATATTGATATGCTTCTTCTATCTTATCTTCTAATACTGTACTGTTTTGTTTGTATGTAGTACCATTACCTTCTACTTTGTTCTTACCTTTGTAGTCTATGTGAAGGGTAACATCAGAACCTTTAAACGTTCCTTTTACCGTTGGTTTCTGCACTACATATATTTCTTCGTACCAACACGCCTGTCTCATTCTATAATTCAAATATAAACATTATTAAATACATCCAAGCGTACATAGAAGCGTAAGCTGTTAATCCCCAAGCTGAAGCTACTATTATATTTTTATAGCTAAACATTGCTTTAAGTATTCTGGTTTCTACTCTATTGTTTTTTGTTTTCATAATAAAATTATAGGTTAAATAAAATCTCTATACTTTTCTAAGTTACTTTCAAACGTACTATTATTTTTAATTAAAGTCAAATTCATCTCCTTCGCCACATAGTTAATGTGTTTCTGAGTTGTGACACTCCACCAACCCAGTTGGATCAGTTGTGTTCCATTTATTGTTGCAACGTGGGTATTATATGAAAATACCTTGCCATCTATTACATTCAAGTTTTGTTTGTATCTGTTCATTGTAATTGTTTTTAGTTGACAAATTGTTCTGCCTGATTAATAGTGTCAAATATCTTACTGTGTAATTTTTGACTTTTAGTATTATAATCTGTAAACCAAACAACTTCATAATAACTATCATCGTTATCATCTGTGTGTTTAAAAATATTAGGTTTTATCATTGTAATTGTTTTTAGTTATACTCAAATATACTACTATTTATTTAATAAACAAATAATTAACAATTAATAAATATAGTATTGCCCTTTGTTGGGGTTTTCTAATTGGTCTGTTAATACGTAACGTGCTGCATCTATACAGTCAGGATGTAAGCCTGATGGTTTTTGTATTTGGTTACCTTCTTTATCCTTTGCCCATACATATCCACCTAATTCACGTTTAAGGTTCTTACTTCTTGCTGTT